ATCTACGCCTACGAGGCCCTTATGTCAAGGGTACTTCGGCGTATGAGCCGGCTTCGCCGGGTAGTCGCCTGGGCCACGCTTGTTGGCTTCGTCGAGGCGCGCTTGCCTCTCTTTGCCAGCTTGGTCCTGCGCTCGGAGAGCAGCGTCAGAGGCGGGGTTGTGCGCTTGCTTGCTGGCAGTCGCCTTCTCGGCCGCTTCCTTTTGGACGGTGGCTTTGTCCCACGCGCCTTGCGGGTCGGCGGAAGTGTTGTGTTCGGGCATAGTGTGTTTCCTTTTTCGGTATCCCAGGAGACATACAAACGCTCCGCCCCACATGTCGTTCCCCGGCTAGGCCGCAAAGACGTCGAAGTCAAGGCCCTCGGCTACGTCGTCACCCGGCTTCCTCTGGGTGAAACGGCCGCCCAGCGAAACCACCCGCGAGTGGCGCTTGTCCATCAGGGCAATGCGCGAGGCCGAAAGCAGGTCGTCGCCGATCTTCACGATCTGCCCGTCCTTGCGGTGGTAGTTCCGGTACTCGTTCCACCAGTCCTCCAGGTGAGACGCCACCTTGTAGCGGCCGGTCTCCATGCGCTGCTGCATCTCCAGCACCCCCGCTTCGGTGGAATACCCCCCTTCCACAAACGTCGCATGGGTGCCCAGCATAATCAGCTTTTCTTTTCGATAGGCTGCCGCCAGGGTGATACCAGAACCCTTGTCCCGTGCTTCCCCGTCGTGCGGCCACGCAACAGGGACATTCGCACCGATCCCGATCATCGCCCTGGCGTGGTTCATCGGCATCCCACCGGGCTCCCCCGGCTTCGCCTGGATGCGGATCGCGTGGTGTATGTGCAGGACGTCGTTGTCCCGATCCCAAAGCTGCAAGACAGCGCCGAACGGGTGGCCAATCCCAAAGTCGATGCCCCATAGTTTGCTCCAATGCGCGGGAACATACTGGAGCGCCGGCTCCCGTATTAGTTCCTCGGGGTAGGTGAAGATGCGTCCCTCGCCCAGCATGGGGATGCCGTTGACGCGGGCCTCCCGCTCGTGGGCTGGATAGCCGGCGATGATCCTGGCGCGTTCCTCCGCGGGGATATGCTTGGCGTCCATGATCGTCATGGTCACGCGGTCGCGGTCATCACTCCGTTCATCCATGAAGTGCAGTACAACCCAAGTCCTTCCCTTCAGCGGGGTAAAGGTGGTAAAGACCATACCCTTAGTCGCTGTGATACGGGTGAGACACTCACTATAAATATCCGCAGGGGGTTCTTCGTCCATCCAAATAAAGTCCAAGGTGTCACCTTGAAACTTCTGCCGCCCTTGCTCGAAGCTCTTAAACTTTCCGATGCTAACTCCGCCGCTCTTGTGGCGTACTTGTATCGTGTCATAGGCGTCTGTAACTCCTCTTGATAGCGATGGACTGTCGACGAACTTGACCTTAGGGATCATGCCGGTGCCGAACGCCTCGATGACGCCGGGCTCCCCGCAGAGTTTCTTCTGCTGAACGTCCCGTGTCACGGTCGATGTCTCCCCGGCGATCCAGCACTTTACCGGACGGTCCCAGCGGCGGCCAGTCCACCAGGAGGGATAGTCGCCCGTCATGTGGACCGCAGTCTCGAAGCCGCCGGCCTCGGTCTTCCCAAGCTGGTTTCCGGCGATCAGGAGCCGCTCGCGCTTATAGGCGCCCAGCGCGAAGAACTCGAACTGCTTGTTGTACGGCTCGAAGAAGTCGACCCGGTTGAACTTGTGCCGCTTCTCGATGAACTGCAGGTCGGCAATGATCCGGTCGAGGGCGGGGTTATTCACCTATCCAGTCCTCGCCACAGACTTCCTTCACGACCTTGCGAGCGTGGCCATAGGCAGCCATGTGCTGCCAGTACTCGGGCGGCGTGTTCAAGCTCTTGATCGCCAGGATCAACCTGTTCGCTGCGGTCATCAGCTTGTCGCGCTGGTCTGGGTAGCGGCGCACAAGGTAGCGCAGCTTGCCTACGATCTTAGGCACCTTCTCTCTCATATCGCTTCCTCCAACCAATTCGTTTCGATAACAGAGAACTCAGCGTCGATCACTTCCCGCGCCACCCCGGCCTCACCCAGTAGCTTGCGGGCGTCAAGGCCAAGGGCTTTGGCAGACGCCACGATGCGCTTGATCTTCTCCAGATCGTCCGCGTCATGCTCGACGATGACCTTGTGCTGGGTCGTCACCAGGAGGCCGGAGCGGTTCAGGAGTTCGATGCTGGCCTTCAGGCTGTCCTTGTGGGTCGGGTCGGAGGCGATCTCGATCAGGCGGCTGGCGCCAATGATCGCACCTGTGCGAATGCGCTCGTCGGCCATCTCCGCGATGGCGGCCTGGATGCCCGGATGGTGGGAGAGCTTGTACGCCTGCGCCCGCAAGGACTGGTTGGTCGTCTCGGCGTACCCTGCCATGCGAGCGCACTCGGTGTAGTCGCCGAGGCTACCGCCAGTCTGTAGCATGGCGTAAACGAAAGCGCGCTGCCGTTCGTTCAGAGCGGACATAGCCGGCCCGAGCTTGGCCAAGTCCTCCGCGATGATTAGGCTGGTACCCATGGTTATGAGTGTGAACTAATACGGACGGGTTGTCAAGTGGTTCACGCCGGTTCACACTACTCTCTAAAGTCGCCGCGCGCCTACCAGCTTAGGGGCCAATACGTGATCGCGCGCGTTCCGATGGGTATCCCCCACCCCGCCCCGGTCTTTTCACGAAAGCGTGTATGGTCGCCAGCGTGTCTATTGGTCCAATGGTCTGACCTTTATCGTTTATCGATAACAAGCGTGATCGAGAGTGCTTGACCGCGCGCCGAACGGGGAGATAGGTAAGGCTAAGCGATCACGAATGCGTGATTGTGCCTTGCGCTAGTCATTGACAAGCCTAGATACGAACTTCGTTCGGTCTTTGACATCGTAAATCAGGTTGTAATCTCCACACTCGAAAGGGCGCGGGGCGTTGTCGCATGCCGGCAATGTCTCGCGCCCTTTTGCGTTAGATAGCGCCATCGTGGCGCAATGGAGAGAGCAATGAGCAGACACAAATCACTAACTAATGACGTGCTACTCGCGGCAATGGAACGCGAGATGGTTAGTCTCGACAATCCGGGATTTTGCACAGAATGCGGAGCAGAGCACTTCGAGTGCGAGCCCGACGCTGAAAACTATCCCTGTGAGGAATGCGGCGAAAATAAAGTTTCCGCCCCTGGAGTGATACTCGGATTGATCTAAACTCAAAGCCCCTAGGTTCATCGCCTAGGGGCTTTTTGCTATTTATAGAGCAATCACGCTCTTGGACCCTGGAGACTACAATGAAGGAACAAGACAATGAAAAGCCCCCACTAGCATCATTCATATTGAAGCCCCACAAGCTCAGGCTTCACTTGCTGATAAATCATCCTAAGACTTGTTACAGGATTAAATGGGCTTTCATTCATGCCGCGATGATAACATTCCTACTCGATTTTATCGCGGCGATCTGGCGTCCTTTCGGCAATCATTGGGATAATGTGCAACGCTTCACAGTCGCGCTCGCGACCGTCCTTGTGACACTCGCCGAATACTTCCACGAAGAGCCCGCGGAATACAACGCGAGAGTAAACGGGGGAGGCGATGTTCACGAAGGATAATGTAATCAGCGCCTTCAACTGTCTCTGTATATTCCTGCTATTCATCCTAGCAGGTTGTCATATCACCTAACACTAAGCCCCTAGGTTCACGCCTAGGGGCTTTTGCTATTTATAGAGCACTTTCGCTCAATGAAGTCTAACTGGAGACTACAATGAAAGACTTTAACACTCGCGTCAATGCGACTATGGCCGAGGCAAGACAAGCGATGTCAGAAGGAAAGGGGCCACATGAAAGCCCCGCTTTCACGCAAGGTATTGAAATCGCCTGCGAAGGAATGCGGGATCAATCTCGCAAGCTCGCCGATGCGGCGGAACATTTGTCCAAGGCAAACGCTGCATTCCAAGCGGCGATGAAAGGCGACAACAAGTCTCTACAAGCGGGAACACTAGCCGCCTTTCATTTCGCCCTCGATCAAGCGCTTGAAGCGGCTGGTAGCTAATTGCTCCCCGCCCCTCGCTTGCGGCCCTTGTGGGCCATTGTGGGGCTTGGGATCGCCGTTCTAGCGGCAGTCACACAATGGGCCGTCGGAACAGGCCGACACTAACAGGAACCCATCAGTCGCAAGACTGATGGGTTTTTGCATTTTATAGAGGTGTCTGGCCTCACAACCTGGAGAATAACAAAATGCAGAAGTATGGAATTGTATCAGGGTGTCCTTTCCCACTGCCAATCGGTCTAAACCAACGTCGTATCGGCCTCCAAAAGTTGACCGCGCCGTTTGATACAATAGATGACGCGGCAAAATGGGGTGACGAAAACATGTCTGACCCGAATTGGCTTGTCATCGAAATAGACACACCCTAACACCCTAACACCCTAACACCCCACAACCTGGAGACTAACAATGGATCACGTCATGCCGCTAATCATCATGGCGATGTATGGCGCAGCGATTGTCGTCGCGCTTGTCGTCAAACACTCGCGAGGCCAAACGTCATGCTAGACCTAGCGCCTATGCCAGATGACCTCGCCAACAGATATGCTCGCATCGTCCGCAATCTGGCTGAAGCTAGAATGTTCGTCGAACAATACAGCGCGCCCATGAAACTCTCGCCCGCCTCGCAAGCCAAGTGGCTCGCTTGGTGGCAAGAGAGTGTCGCTTTTTGGGAAGACCAAGAGGCGCAACTGAACAACTGCTAACACTAACCCCAAGTCGCAAGGCTTGGGGTTTTTGCTTTATATAGAGCAATCAAACTCACCGGAGACTACAATGCCAAATATCATCACACTCGCACAGCTGAAAGAAGCGCGCGCATGTTCAGCACAAACGCGAACGTTTCGTTCACATTTCGGCACCGAAGCGAAAGTTACGCTAAAAGCCGCTCTTGCCGTTTCGTCTTTGTTCAACTGGAGTTGGGCAGGGCGTCACTTACTCACTAGAGCCGCTTCCAAGGCTTACGAGGATGCCATGATCCCCGCCTCCAAGGCTTACGAGGATGCCAGGGCTACCGCCTCCAAGGCTTACGAGGATGCCATGATCCCCGCCTCCAAGGCTTACGAGAAGGCCAGGGCTACCACCTCCAAGGCTTACGAGGATGCCATGATCCCCGCCTCCAAGGCTTACGAGGATGCCATGATCCCCGCCTCCAAGGCTTACGAGAAGGCCAGGGCTATCGCCTCCAAGGCTTACGAGAAGGCCATGATCCCCGCCTCCAAGGCTTACGAGAAGGCCAGGGCTACCGCCTCCAAGGCTTACGAGGATGCCATGATCCCCGCCTCCAAGGCTTACGAGGATGCCATGATCCCCGCCTCCAAGGCTTACGAGAAGGCCAGGGCTACCGCCTTCGTTCAAGCTTACTGTTCGAAAACAAACGCACCCTGATGGACCCGCCCCCTAGGATCACGCCTAGGGGGCAATTTTTTCTGGGGGGCCGGGGGCGCACGACTAGCGTCCAGTCTGACCGGCGTCCAGTCTGAGCAAAACAACCTGATTTATGGCCAAGACTATTTCTCCCTCTTGACAAACTCGAATATGTATGATATAACGTCCACCTTGGTTATCATCCAAGCGGCGGGAACGCGTCCAGCAGGGCACGCCGTCCCTTGAATGGCCTCGGGCTGGACGTTATCAAAACATAGTCGAACTGGAGTTAAGATAATGCAAGATATCACTCGCGCCCTCATAGGTGCTACTGATCCCACCATAGACAATAGGATCGCCGCTCGCGCTGTCGGCACAATCCTTCGCAACTTTCTCCTAGAAACTCAAGCAGACAAGCTCGCTACTTCTGAACTTGTGGAGCGTGTGTTCCCCATACGTGACGTGAATACTGCGCGGGGGGCCACCATTACTGCGCTTGCTCAGTCACGACAGCGTGTTTTCAACATACTGGCGCGTGAGGGGATGCAGTCCCTGGCCGATTGCGCCAGCCGTGGCGAAGAGAGGCCGGGCAAGTTCAAGAACATGGTCCGTCCTTGGCTTTGGTCCGCCCCGGTTGCCGTAACGGAAACCCATCACGAAACCGTGATCTCCCCTTGTCCCCACTGCGGTTGCGACATAAATACACCCCCTGAACCACCTAAGCAATTCGCTTAATTTTAACCCTGGAGACTAAAATGACTAAGAGAGACTTCGAGTTTATAGCGCAAACTATCCTCTATATGAACCTTTCCTTGCGTTCCCGCGAGGAAGTGGCCGATGCGTTTGCGACAGACTTAGCGGTGGAGTATCCCGGCTTTGATCGTGTTCGCTTCCTCGCCGCTTGCGGGTGTGAAAATGCGTGAGGCGTCCGTCATCATCCCAGACTGCGATAACGTCGGCGTGTCCTTGGCCAAAGTCCATGACATGTTCCGCGCCCGCCTCATGGATCACTTCGGCGGCTTTACGGCCGTTGCAGTGATCGGCGGCTTCTGTGGCGACAATGGCACGCGGTATATAGAGCCCGGCGTCGAGTACCGGATCGCCGCCGACTGGACGCCCGAGCTTGACTATAAGCTGTCCCTGGCGTGTTCCGTGATCGCCCGCGAGGGTAATCAGGAAAGCGTCTACCTCAAACTCGCGACGGGCGAAGTCCACTTCATAGAGGCCCCGCTCAAGGCCGAAGTAGCTTGACATTTGGCCGGGCGGGTGTAAGGAAGCCTGCCCTACCGACTGCCAACTGGAGACTGACCATGCGACCGATTGACTATTTCGACGAGCCCGAGGACGTTCCCCCCTCGACCGTGACCGAGGACGCTGAACTGTGCGAACAGTGTGGCGCACCCTTGGACGACGGCGAGGGCTGGGACGGTCTTTGCGGCTCATGCGCCGACATGGCTGAGAATGAGGACCCCTATGACGGTTTCTAAGCCTGCGCTGATCCGCGCCGTATCCAACAGCGACCTGGACGCCTTGCATTTCGACTGGCGCTACAGGACCATCGACGCCCTGCGCGGCAATCAGAGCCCGCTCGGAACCGTCCTCTTGGCCGTGCTTGGCCGCCAGCAGTCCCGTCTGCCAAGGCTGGGCACACAAGCCTATATCGACGCGGCGGGGATCGTTCACGTCGACTTCTGGGATGAACACGGCGACCATAAGCCGGCAAGTCCCCTTAACAGCGTCAAGGAGTTGACCGACAGCTTTCGCTATCTGGCCGATGAATTGAAGCTGAGTGACGCCGACCGTGAAGCCATGTTCGGCGAGCTACGCAAGTGGATCAAGAGAGACTACCGCATCGCCAGTGGCGAAGTGGATCAACACGGGGAGCTTCTCGCCCCCGAACCTTTGGAGGACTAAACGTGAAACACGACTACATCGTAATCGCTGGTGGTAAGGTGGAAACATCTTTTCCCACCGAAGTTCAAGCCGCTGAGTACGCTGAGGCTAACGCGGCGGTGCGGCATGATCGCCTGTTCACTGTGGCCAAGCGCCTGAGCGACAGCACGGTCGAGGACCCCAAGGTTGTCACCCGGACCTACCCTGAGACGCCTGTGCTCGCTCCCTGGGAAAGATTTAACCGAGGCATTCCGGGTAACTCTTTTGCCAAGGGACACCGTTGTCATTATAAGGGCCGCATTCTTGAGCGTTTAGACGCTGGGTGTGGTGGTGTTCACGGACCCGTCTTCGGCAGCAACTACGGCTGGGTCGACGGCGGACCCTATCCAAGCGACGCCTAGCTTGATGGACTAGGCTGGCGCTTAACTTAGCCCCGCTGCTTTCTCCAGGGCAGCGGGGCTCTTTTTGCGCGGTTTATAAGGAGTTTACCCTAGTTTATCCTGGCAGGCACCACGTCCGCCCGTGGCCCGAGCCGAGGCTATATGCCTCCAGCCGATTGTTCGCCCGTGCGCCCAGGGCGCGCTTATAGAGGCTGACCTGCTCGTCCGTGGCTTCCGGCCCAGCAAGCTCGACGGCTAGGTTGTGCGTCGTCACGCCGTTCGCCTCGCCCTTGGCCCCGAGGGTCAGGAGCGCAGCGCCAACGATCTTCGGCGCAATGACGTCAGTCCCGTCTGTCAGCGTGCGATAGTCGGCGCGGCTGATAGGGCATAGCACCGTCTGACGCCCGAGACGCCTCGCCTCGAAGCACCAGGGCTCTTTGCGTTCCTCGAAGTCCCGCTGCTTGCGGACCCATAGGGCCACGGCGTTCTCGTTGCGCTCTATCTCAATCTCGAAGTCGAAGGCCCCGCGTAGCGCACTGGAGCCCCGGGCTCCCCGGGCCGCGTCCTTGCCGGTATGGTGGATCAGCGCCACGGTGGCACCGAGCCGCCACTTGATCTCTTCCATGGCTTGCACGAATATGCCAGCGTCGCGCGCCGAACTCTCGTCCAGTCCGTACATAGCCCTGGCCGCCGTGTCGATTATGACCATCGCCGGCTTATAGTCCTGGCGCTCCAGGTCGTCGATGAAGCGGTTGACGCCTCTATCCGGGTTGGTGGTCTGCGGCATCACGCGCACGATCTTCAGCTTGTGCTGGTCGCGCTCGACGCCGTTCATCTCACACCATGCGTTGACGCGGGCGCTGACGCCCCAAGGTCCCTCGCCCGCGATGAACACGACCGGCCGCTCCAGGGCCAGGGGCATAGCCGTCGCGATCATGGCATAGGTCTTGAAGCTGGACGTGGGCGCATAGATCATGCCGACACTCGCTTCGGGGATCATGTCTTGGATCAGCCATTGCGGTTCGGGCTCCCTGGCGATCTCGCCGGGTGTCCATAGCTTGAATAGGACGTCCGTGCGCGCAGGAGCCGGTTCTGCGGCGACTGCTGCGCCGAAAGCGTCCTGGCTGGAGCCTATCGCCCATGCGCCCGCCTCGTTCTGGGCGTATCCGGCGTAGGCGTTCTCGACCTTGCGCGCGATGAAAGCGTCGTATCGTTCGTCCTGGGGCTGGCATTTATAGTGGGCCAGCAGCACTTCCGCCGCTTTGTCCTGGGATAGCCCCAGGTCTCGCATCACGCAGGCGGCCTCGTAGGTTCGAGCGTCCGCCCCGTTGCCTTGGTCTACAGGCGCGCGGTTTTCTAGAAAGCTGATCGCTCGCGTGATATTCTCGGGTCGGTCTTCGTCGAGCCCCGCCGACGCCGCGGTTTTTCTGGCCCTAGAGAGGCGGTCTTCGACCCAAGCTGGGAGTACTTCTCTTTCTCTCGTTCCGCTATCTCTTGCGGCGTATAGTCGCCCCTGTACGACGGACGGAGGCCAAAGAACATAGCTGCCTCGTCCGCGCGTATCAATTCTTGGTGCCAGTCGTCCAACTGTTCCAGGGAGAGACCCTCGAAAGTAGGCATGAAAGCCTCCGCCGGGAGTATCGACAGTAAACGTATCACTCTCTCCATTTTCGATACAGAGCATTTCCCAGGCATTTATTCCGTCCTTTTCAACGTCGATGACGCAGAGACCGGCCGCCTCCGGGGAGAAGGCCACGTTGTAGTCCGCTTCGCCCCACCATGCGTCAATTTGGGCAAGGTCGGTGGTGGCGTCGTGGAACCCGCGCTTGACCGCCGGCCGCTTTTCGTTAGGCACGCAAGGGAACACTGGGACGCCCTTAGCGGCCAGTTCTCTCGCTGCAATATGGCGGGGAGACAGGTTCATTTTTCGCTTGCGTGGGCCTTCAGGTCTTGCTATAAGGAACCACAGTTCGACACGAATTGCAAGTCTGGAGTTGCCTGATGACGAAAAAAGTTGAGCCCGGCTCCGAAGCGGAGACCGTGGAGCGCCTGCGGCAGTGGGCCGCCCGCGCCAAGCCGAGCTCAGAGTTCGTGTACTTCGTCACGCCTCCAGGGCATGGTGAGTACGACAACCCGCGCAAGGTATTCGCGGCGGCGCGCAAGCTGTCAGATCAGGGCGACGTCGTGCTGCTCCAGCGCCGACAGCCGTGTGTCTCAATAAAGCCAGGGGCCGGGCCACACACGGGCCATAACAATGGCGCTTACGAGACGGCCTACGTCGCCCAGAAAGTGACGCTGCGCGGCCTCCGGTGGCTCAAGCTGATCGCCAGGAGGTTTGCATGATCGACGAGAGAATGCTGCTTGGCTCGGCGCTGCGGGTGCCTCATGGTCGGCACCATGAGCATGTCCTGGTCGCCGGCCGCCACAGGTTGCACCCACGCCTCTTCAATGCGCCGAGCGGCGACGAGCCGGCCTTCCCAGCGAAGCCCAGCCGCCAGAACGTGCGCTATCACAATCGGCAAGTCGCCAAGGGCGAACTTCGTCGCAACCGCAAAGGGAGCCTGCAATATGAACCTGTACGACATCGACCCGAAGACAACGGGACCGCACTTTAACAACCTGAAGCCCCGCGTGCGGCAGGGCGAGAAGCGCGCCGCCAAGGCTGGCTACCGCCCCAAGTTCGTGCGGGCTCCCCACCATATAGG